CACGAGGCGATCAGAAACGCCTGCCGTGAGTTCGGGTTTTCCCCGGTGTGGTTCTATGAGGGTGTCATATTCGGGACGCGTGATCCAGCAATAGCAGAACGACTGAGGCATCCAGAACTACGCTGACCGGCTCCGGTAGCGTCTTCGTCCGTTTGTGCATCGACGGCCGGCGCGGCGGATCGTTCGCGCCCGGCTTGCGAGGGAATCGGGGTTGTTTGGCGGGGGGATCTTGCCCCAGCGCCCGGAATCTTTTTTCACCATTTTGGAAAAAAACCGGATCTTTCTGATTGCGCCCATTCACGGTTAGTGAAATAGTGCTCCCACACACCCGGAGCGCGTCATGTCCGTCTCGCATAGTGATACTCCCCTCTCCGAGCTAAACTCGGCAGATAAACGAACCGTTCTGAAGTCGAATGATAGTCGCGGCAAGACAAGCGGCGGCGCTTTACCCGACAATACTGTCGGGAGTTCCGAAAAACCTTACGTTCGGTCTCGAACATACCTGGCGACGCAACCGGCGCAAGAGAATAATATTTCCTTACACCTGGGAAGCGAACTTCCGGGTTTTGGTTGCACGCGAAACGAATCCCCCGGCCATTCATCGGCGGGGAAAATCAGCGAGGCGTCGGTGTCTGTTATCAGTGCCCCGCCGCTGCTCATCGAGTGCGACGACTGTTCCGGCGCCGGTCAGATCACGCACGACCACCCCAATGATCCATGGGCCAAGGCCTGGACCTGTAGCATGTGCGACGGGACGGGCGAGGTCATCGCGGGCTGCGCGTGCTGCCGGGAGGACGCGACGGAGCGGTTCGACGGGCTGTTGCTCTGCGAACTGTGTGCCGCCGAGCAGCGGGCGGACGCGCTGCTGGATAGCGCCGATGTCTGAGACCCGCGCGCTCCACGGCTACGCATTCTGGCATCCGGACACCGGATGCGAGTGGCACTCCGCGATGATCCGGCTGCCTCAACTGACGATCGGCGAGCGTGCGGAGGGTTGGCGCATCGTTCCGGTCACGATCACGGTGGCGTGCGATGCGCCGCTGCCTGCCGTGATCGAGCAGGGCGAACTAAGGTTAGCGGCGTGATGCCCAGCAACAGCCTCGCATGGCACCGCCATCATCGCCGCCGCCGCACCATGCGGCTGGAGGCATTCCTGGCCGCGCTCCCCGATACGGCGCTGGTCGCGTTGACCACCGCGTCGGTCATCCTCTGGATGTTCGAGGTTCTGACATGAGCAACCACGCCGAACTGATCGTTATCGCCGACGCCATCTCCGAGACCAACCCCGCGATCGCTGTCCACCTGCGTGCCCTTGCCGCGCGTGTGCGGGCGCAGGAGCGGTGCCTGGACGAACTGGTCGAGGATAGCCGCCTCTCAGCGCGGATGGCCGAGAGCGTCGCGGTGGAGCATCTGGCGCGGTATCGGACGAGGGGCAGACGATGAGCGACTTTCCGACCGTGAGGCAGTGGCTACGGGATTGCCGAGACGACCCCGACCAGGCGACACCGCAATGCCCGATTTGCCAATGCAACCTCGGCATCCGCGAAGCGATGTACAACGCGAGCGGAACAGACGAGTGGCTGTGTGACAATGCCTGCTGCGATGGAAGCGGACAGTGAGCCGGCGGCCTCTCGTTATGGAAGTGCGATTAGATGGCGAGGTGATCGCCACGGGAACCTGTTCATCGGAAATACGCGATCTGTCGCGGTCGGTCGGGATGCCGCTGGTGCCGGCGATGCTGCGGAGGATCGCTGATAAATGGGAAGCAACGGACAGGCTCGAGAACGACAGGCGGAAGTCGTGACCCCCGCTGACCGCGCGAAACTGGCGCGCATCCTGGGGATGCTGGGGAGCGATCACGCGGGCGAGCGGGCGTCGGCGGCGCTACAGGCCGAGGCGTTCAGGAAGCGGCACGCGATGACGTGGGAGGAGATGCTGGCGGCGCCGCCGATCGAGGTCGTGGTGGAGCCGATGTGGACGCCGCCTGAACCACCGCGACCGGCATGGACGCCTCCCCCGGCTGCCCCGCCACCATCAGCGCCTCCCGTGACGCAATGGGAGTTCATCGACGTAAGGCAGCCGTCGAAGCCCATCAGCTACAACGTCGGCGTGGCGGTCTGTTGGTTCCTGCTGTTCGGCGCCGCGTTAGGGTCGATCGATTTTCTAAGGTAGCGCGGCTACTCCAGTGGGATATCGGTGTTCAGCAGCTTGTTCCTTGTGGTCTCCATGATGGCGTCCGCTTTCCGTTGCCGCCGCTTTTCGAGGAATGGCTTGCCGACAAACTGATAGACCATGTTTCCAGACCCGAAAGTCGTCTTCGCCAGCACGGAATGGATAACGGCGTCGATGGCCTCGGGAGACAACCCCATGACGGGAGCGCCGAGTCGCGCGGCGGCGGCGGCCTTCTTAACCGTGGGACTGCCATTTGATTTCGCGAGGTCGTCGCGGTGTTTCAACGCGGCGAGTTCATTCCGAATGGCGACCATATCATTCAGTTGATCCTCGGTCAGCGTCTTTGCCCGGCTGTTGCCCGGCTTCTTTTTGTCGATCGCGATCTGTTCGAGCAGCTTCTGCATCCCGCTCCACGTTATGTTGCCGTTCTGTCCGGTGATCTTGCCGGCGCCGAGCGTCTTGCTTTGCAGATACTCTTGCTGATCGATCAACCGCGAGAAGTGTGCCCACTGCGGCAGGTAGACATCCTTGTAGCCGGTTGAACCCTCGCCGATCACCCGATCCAGCACCTCTCCCACCCGCCCGAGTTCGCGCCGCGCGGTCCTCGCTTCGGCGCCTTCCTTTGTCATCGGCCCGCTGTCGCGGATCTCCATCAGATTTCGCCGCGCGCCATAATACTGCGATGGCAACACTTCGAGGTTGCCACTCTTGTCGTAGAGGCTTTTTTCAATCCGGTTGAGCGTGTTGGTCACCGCCTCGCTTTTGCCGGTCGGGCCGTCGCGGATTTCATTGATGAGGTCGATAATTGGCTGCCCGTTAACCGGGCGTTCGTTCTCAAACACGCCAAGCGCATCCGGTGAAACCGCCTTGCGCTGTTCTTTTATCGCCTCTGTCGTGTTTTGGGTGCCCTCCATTTGTTGGTATTTGCTTTTCAGCACGTCGTGGATGTTTTCCTGCTCATACTTGTCCACGGCGGCTTTGTAAGCCGGATCGATGTCCATCAGCGCGTCGTGATTGCCGGCGACTTCCGGATCGAACACGCGGGCTGACTCAAGCCGCTTCACGCCGGGAACGTATGTGTTGTGGTCCTCGATCGTGTCTGGCTTCACGCCTGGGCGTGCGCGATCCCGAACGGTTTGTTGGACCGATGTCGTGAAGTCGGTCCGTTCTTGCGCCGGGGTTTTCGCGGTGAGGACTGACGGGTCTGTCCCCTCTCGCGACGCAGCGGCGCCGACACTGCCAGGAACAGGCGGCTCAACGGGCGGAACGGGCGGCGGCTCCGCTTTGTTGAACCCCTCCATCAGCGGAGCGGCACGCGGCGCCACCTCGGGAATGGGCGGGGGTTGTGACGCGGCACCCTGATTTGGCGCTCCACGATTCGGCGCGGGCGGCGGGTTCTCCGTTATGTCGTGCTGAATGAGCGTTTGGATTGCGTTGCGCGGATCGAGTTCCGATACGTCGGGCGCGAACCGTTCCGGCACGAACCGAGGCGTCGCTGTTTGCTGCTCGAATCCTTTCATGTTCGGATTGATGCGTGGCGCCGCCGTCATTTCGGCGGGCGATGGGATCTTGGCTCGCAACGGCCATAGCGCGCCGAGCACCTGAGCGCCCATGTAAGCGTCTCGGCCCAACTCTGGGGAATACAGATTACCGAGTTCATAGGCACCCTGACCGATGGCGCCTCCCGCGGCGCCAAGGACGCCGCCAGCCAGATTCAGTCCCGGCGAAACGACCCAGGTATTGATCGGATTCCCACGATTGAATTGCTCCCGGCCCGCCACGGCTTCCGGGTCGGTGCGGCCAGCGGCCCCGGTCCTGAACCCCTCGGTCGTCGCGTTGACGATGCGGGTGGCGATACCATCACGGGGTTCGATGTCTGTGTTGTCCGTTCCCGCTTCGTGGTAATCCGACATCAACGGGCCGGGGGTCTTGCTCGATCCGATATAATCCGAGGCCGCCTTGTCGACCACGGCATCCGGTGTCCCTTCGGGGAACTGGAGGACCGTGCCGTCCGCCATCTGTGCCTGGATCATTCCGACACCCGCTTGCCAGTGGCGTCATACTTGATCACCTTCGGCGCGGTCTGGGGCGTGGCCGCTGCCTCTTTCGGTTTGTAAGCCGGCCCGGCCTCACGGATCATTCCGTCGATCGCCGCCTGCCGGAATTGCCGCTTGAGTTCTATTGTCTCAGCATCGTTCCCCGGCTGCGGGAAATACATCTTTCCATAGCGTTCCCACTCGGAAGCACTAACCGCCGCGCCACTCTCTTTGCGAAGTATGCCAACCAGGAATGCTTCCTGGGCTGTCCTGAGTTTTTCGTATTCTTTGGAGTTTACATTGTAGCCGGTGAAGTCCCCGACCCGTTCCAACCCTTTTTGCATTAGAGTGACGGCTGATGATTCGAGGTTACGCATGATCGGTTCCGCCGCGCTCATCCGGTCAGCGTAACTCGCGGCTCCCGCTTGCGTGTCCGTCATCGGCGCCTTTGTCGGAGCCCCCGGTGATGACATCACCAACGGCAGCGCGCCGCCTTCGGGTTCCGGGAAGTTCTTCGGCAACCGTCGCGTGATCATCGCCGGGATTTTCTGTCCCGGGTTGTTCGGGTCGTCCATCGTCGTCGCCGTCGCGCCCTGCTGCTGCAAAGCATAATACGAACCCGCGTAGAGACGCTTTTCCGCTGGTGTGGCGGTGCCGTCCTCGATCTTCGGCGTAAGGTTGTTTAGATTCTCCTCGTGAGCCTTCGCGGCTTCCCTGGCGTTTGCCGCCGCCGACAACTGCGCTGACGTGTCCGCGCGCTTGTTCTCGATTTCGCGTTGCACCCGATCCTCGGCGGCCTTCTGTGCCGCCGCCTGGTCGTTCTCGCGTTGCCGCGTATCCTGCTGAAATTGGCGCCGCCGATCGTAGTCCTGCTGCTGCTGGGCCGCCGCGTCCACCGCGTCCTGATGGCGGGCGGCGACGTTTTCCTGCTTCCATTGCTCGACGTGCGCCTGGACGGTCGCGAGCGGTGTGCCGGCACGAATAGCCCTCCGCGCGGCATCCTGCTGGCTGGCGGTGAGGTTGTTGGAAAGAAGCGGCTCCCTCTGGATGGCCCGAGATGGCGCGGCGGGTGGCGCTTCCGGCGGCGGGCGGGTGGCCGCCCCTGGTTGAGCCTGGGCCGGTGCGGCGGCGGTCTGAACGGGAGACGGCGCCATGCCGTTGGTCGGCATCCCGATCGTCACGCCTGGCAGGCTGGTCCCATACGCCATCCGGTTCGGCTGCACGTCGGGCAGCCCTGGCCCAGCGGCGTCTCCAGCAGCGGCAACCCCGCCCAACCGCATCGCCTGACGGGACGGCTCGACGGCCGCCGCCGACGGATCCCCGCCACCGACGAGCGCCTGTAACGCCTCGTGGCCGGGATATGTGGGCGGCGCGTTCATCGCGAAGCCGCGCGCCTGAAGCTCTCGGACGACTGTCGGATAAGCCGCCGCCGCGTCGGGCTCCGGCATGTTCAGCAGCGCGGTCGCGGCCTGCTTCACCGCCGCCGTGTTGGGGTCGTCCGCCTGTCCGGTAACCGTCGCGGGCGGGATTTGCACCGCCGCGTTCGGATTGACGCCCGGCGCTGTCGCGGGCGCGACGGTTGGCGCGGTTGCCACGGCGGGCGGCGGGGTAAGGCCCACACGCGGCCCCGCGCGGGGATCGACCGAAGCCGTGGCCACCCCCGCCGCGCCGTTCGGATTGGCCAACTGGAAAATCCGCCGCGCGTCCCGCCCGCGTTCGGCGTCAATGATGGCGCGGCGTTTGGAATCGGGACGCTCGAACTCGGTTGCCGCCCGGCCCGCCTCGTCCGGGTCTTTCGAGGCGAAGAGCATCTTCCGCGCCCCATGCTCGACGTTCATCAACTCCCAGTAAGCGCCCTCGCGCTGGGTATTGGCATCGGGCTTGTTCATGTCGATGCCGGCTCTCGCCAGGATCAGCGCCCGCCGGTCCGGATGGTGCTGGTAGAGGCCGAAGGCGTCGCCGCCATCACCTTTGACATGAGGCCGCCCACCAGACTCCGCGACTTCCTGCGCCGCCATTCCGGCCGCCTGATGCGGAGCGAGGCCCTTGCCGAGCCAGAACGCATAGGACGCCTGCCCCGCCGCGTCGCGCGATTGGTCCGGTCCCGCGTCGGGCAGCGGGCCAACCGATGCGCCAGTGCCGGGCGTTCCCGTCGTGCCGGACAACGAGCTGCCGATGTAGCCTTCCCCCTCCGTCACCCCACGGTCGAACTTCGCCTTCTCAAGCCCGAACTTCTGGCGCTCGATATCGAGGTTGCCGAGTTCCGATTGCGTCTTCGCGATCGCCGCGTCCACCGCCGCCGGATTGAACAGCACGTTTGGAAACGGCGACGGAACGTTCCATTGGGTAAACTGGGGCATGGCTCAGACCATATTCGGGGGAAGCGTCATATTAACCTGCGGCTGGTAAATGGATGACGTGCTCGGCACCCCAGCGGCGCGCGCGCCTGGGTTTCCGTAGTTCATCAGCGCATTCGTCCGGTCCTGATACAGCGAGTTGTTCATGTATGTGCCAACCGAGTCGTTGATCCCTTTGCCCAGATTGCCGTAGATCGAGGTCTGCGCGCTGCCTTCGGACAGATCGGTCTGCGCGATGCCGGTCCCGGTGTTCTGGCTTGCCGTCGCCTGTCCTGATGCAGCCGTTTCGCCGAGTTTGCTCAGATCAAAAAGGCGGTTGTAGTAATCTTTGAAGCTCTGATCGGCGAGACCGCTGCCGAACGCCTGTTCCGCTTTCAAAACGGCGCCGCTGCGTCCGAACGAGTTCGCCGCCGCGCCCGCGTCAACCGCGCGTAAACCCTGGTCGAGCTGGAACTTGTATCCGGGCGACGTGTGAAACGCCTGCATCGCGGCGTCGTAACCCTCCTGGCCGTTCATTCCGGCGGCGTTCTGGACCTGCGGAAGCGCCCCCTGGCCAGCCGTGCGCCAGGGTTCAAGGTCAGCGCGCGACTGCGCCAGCATCTCCCGCTGCACCGCGTTGGCCTTGTCGGCGGCCTTCGACGTGGCGTTGCTCTGAAGCAGAGATGTGCCAATCCCGGCGGCGGCTGTTACTCCGGCGGCGATAACAGGAGCGGTGACGAACGGCATTGATCAGTCCTCCATTGCCGGCTGGCGTTCGGCGATAATCACCGGGGCGCCATCGGGGTCGGCGTGATCGGCGTTGTGGATACAGGCGATCGTCACGTCGTCGGTCAGAGCAAGAAAACCGTGCGGCGCGTGAGCATGTATCTTTATCATGGCGGGTGCCTTGAAGTCGCCGAGGCATTCGTCATCTCGCCACACCCGGACCTCACCTTGCACAATGAGGGATATGTGAGAATGCTGGTGAACATGCTGCGGCAGGAGCGCGCCACGCTTCGGCATAACCCAAAGTTTACAGAAGATCCCGGCGTATAACGTGATTTCACCTGTTTCCATCATTCGCACCGCAATGAGACGATGAGCGTGATCCTGTCGGTGTCGCCGTTATTGACGGTCGAATGGACCTTCAGATTGTCGAAAATCCACGCTTCACCTTGGGCCATGATGACCTTCTCGTCCTCGCACGTATTGAAACAATCCGCGTTCGTCATAAGCGGGACATAAATTTTGGTCGAGAAGAATTCGGGGTGCCAACGCCCGCGATCGTCGTGTGGCATCACCTGACATCCCGGACCCACTCGCGTAATCAATACGCCGCCCAACTGCACCGCCTCGCACCGCGCCATCAGCCCGAACACGATGGGGCGCAGATGCGGCAGTGCGGTCCAGGCGGGATAGAACGCGGGAACGAACGGTTCAGCGAACGACTCGGGCGTCGTCAGGTCGGCGTATGCGCGGAACCTAATCCAGATGTCCGAAACTTCGCGATGTGGACTGGCGCCGCGCGTCCGATCGCCGTGTTGGTCCCATAATTCCGGTTGCCGGTTCAGTTCCATCAGGACGCCGAGCGTTTCAATGCCGGACGCGATCTTGAGGAAGTTACGCACTAGCGCGTCCTCCGTGCGTTCAGCACGCCGTAAGCCGCCATCGACGACACGCCGAACCCTGCCAGCACGTTCAGGTGCATTGTCTGGGCCGCGCTGTTGAGCAGCCGCACCCGCCCGACCGCGAGCGCCTGATGCTGCCCCGCCGTGAACGTCGCGCGCAGGCTCACATAGCCCTCGCTCTCCAAAGTCCCCGGCACCGCCCCAGAGACCGAGTTGATCCAGGCCGCGAGGACGTTGACCGTGGTCGTGCCCGCCGGTTGGAACACCACGTTGCCCCAGATCTCCCAGTCACCCGGCGTCAGATCCAGGTGCGTGACGCTCGCCGCCGCGAGGTTGCCCAGGCCAACCGCCGAGCCCGCCAACAGTGAGACCGTCTTATACTCGCCAACCTGTCCCGCCGCCGCCTCGCCGCCGCCGCTCGCCCCGCGGTTCGCGCTCAATAGCGCGATCTGATCGGCGACGGTCTGGTGATAGTTCGTCCAGGCGCGCGAGTGCTGCTGACCCGAATCAGAATCAACAATCGGCGCATCGTGAAACGGCGGCTCGACAATGCGCGGTGCGAACGCCATCAGTGCATCGCTCCGCGTCGCAACGCCGCCTGTCGCCGGATTTCCGCCACGAGGCCAGGACCCGCGTTGTAGTCGTCGCCGTTCGCGACCGCCACGGCGCCAACCCGCCAGCCATCCGGCAATTCGACCAGAAGCCCGATCTGAGCACCCAAGTCCCTTTTGGCGACGTGCATCCTCGCCACCTCATCGCGCAACTTTCCCTCGCAGTAACTACGAATCGCGTCGAACGCTTCGTCCGTGAAAATGACAGCCATCAGGATTCTCCCGGCGCGATATCCGCATCGGCCGCGTAGAGGCGCGTCAATCCGTGCGTCGTCATCCTGAACGTCCGTTGCCGGAACGAACCCAACCGCGTCGTGAATACACGCTTGCGCGTCTCGCCGGTCGCCCCGGTCTGCAAGGTGCGCGCCGGTTTCCATGTCCGCGAGCCATCGTCCGACCAGTCCAGACTGACCGGCCCCGCGACGCTCGTCCCACCGACCTCCATCTCGATCTCAATACGAGAGCAGAACGCCCGGCGCGTCTTCGCCCACAACGGCGGGAGCACGGCCTGCCGGATGACCGTCACGCCCGCGTCGGCGGCCTGCATCGCGATCGTGTAGAGTTGCCCAGAGACGCGATCGCCGAACAGATGCAACGAATTATTGTCGGCCGCCTCCATCCATGCCGCCCATGGCGCGTGCCCGTCCGTGCTGGTCGATCGCTCGTGCCATTTGTCGGTCGCCACGTCGTAGACCAGCGTCCGGTCATCCAGCGTCGTCAAACAGTAAAACCAATGCCCACGGTAAGCGTGCGTCACCGCGTCGAGGCCGACCGCGTTTCCGGCGATGATGGCCTCGATCGCGTGCGTCGAAACCCGCTTTGCCTTGAACCCGTCCGAGCGATAGACGATGCCGTCGAGGCCGACCCACCAGACCGATTGATCAGCGCGGCAGACCGCGAGCGGCGAGCCGGTGCCTTGCGAAATCACGCCACCGGAGGCGCGGCGAAATGGAAAGAAGCTGACGCCTGGTGTTGTTTCCAGTCCGCTCGATCCGGCGTTATAGAAAATCTCAAAGCCACTTTCTCCGACCGTCCATACGTTGCCGCGATGAGAGATCACACGCCGAATGACGTTGGGCATGGCATCGGAAAACACGAAGTCCAGCGCATCGAAACTCAATGGATCGAGCAACCGCGAGATAAACCACCGCGCCGTGTCGCCGAGCGATGAGAACGCGAAGTATCCATCCACATAACAGACCGACGTGGCGCCGGGCCAGTCCGGGTCGGTGATCTCGTTCGGCATTCCCGTGTGGGTGCAGGTATAGGCGCGCGGGGCGACGACAACGACGACCGCCGTTGGTCCCGCCGCGATGGTCACGAAGCTGTTCCACGGGGATGTGCCCGCATCGGCCGTGCCGACGTCGCCGAGCAAGGTCACGATCGGCGTCGCGAACGGCGTGGCCTCCGTCCGCAACGTGCCCGCGCTGAAAGTAATACGGTAAAACTTCGTGCCGCTCACGACGTAAATCACGCCGGGCATCTCGTCATTCATCGCCAGGATGGGTCCGGTTCCCACACTGACGAACGGCACCAGCCCCGGCGTGGAGACCAGCGGCGTCTCCGTGCGCGCGTCTTTCGGCGCCTGCTCGACCATGAGGTTCAGCAACTTCTTGGCGGACAACGGCAGCGAGGGATGCTCGTAAATCTCGGTCGGAAACGGAATCCGCTGCATCCCCTTCTTCGGGGCGAGCGCCGTCGATAGTGCTTCGAGTGTGTCGCTCATCAGGCGGCTTCGAGCGCCGCGATGCGATCGGTCAACGTCACGATCAGCGCATGGAGTTCCTGGATCGCGTTGACGCTGATCGCGGAAATGGTGGCCTCTGATATGGCCAGCGTCGGCTCCGATGAGTCCAGGCCGCCGCTACCGTCCCGCAGCGGAATGCCCGCCGTCCACACGGCCTCGGGCAGGATCGGCAGCACGTCCTGGGCGACGAAGCCGATTTCTTCATGCGAACCGGTCATGGGATCGGCGCGGCTGAACGCGACCGGCTGAAGCTGTAGCACCTCGGCGAGACCCTTGGGCGTCGGCGTGATCCCGGTTTTGCCGCGCCGGTCCGAACTGTTGATGTAAGCGCCGACGCCGCCCACGGCCGCCACGGAATTGAAGCATACCGCGTCCGAGGCGCGCATGTTCCACAGCGGCGTGTTGTTGCTGAGCCAGGTCATCTGCCCGGTCGTTGAGTTCCATTCCCAGTAGTAGGACGCGCCGTGGAAGAACTTCGTCCCCTGCCCGCCGGGTGCGAAGCCGAACGAGTTGGCGTGCTGCCAAACGCCCGTCGCGCCCGTCAGGCCGCCGAGCACCGCCAGAGAGCCGCTGCTGTCGAGCGTCATCTGCACCCCGGCGGGCGAGATCCATTCGCGCGCTCCGGTGGCCGGAAGCCACACGTCGTAATAGTTACCGCGATGCACCATGACGTGGTTCTGCGAGCCGCCCTGCACGCCGAACGCCCACTCGAACCCAACCGCCGAGCCGATGTTCATCGTGTCGGTGTAGGTTCCGCCCGCCACGTTCAGGGTGCCGTTGACGCCGAGGCCGCCCTGGATGCCGCCGCCGCTGATTGGCAGCACGGGCGTCCACCCGGCGTTGCCGCGCCCGTAGATGGCGCCACTAAGCGGTGCCTCGGGCGGCACCGTGGTCCATGTGGCATTGAGGCGCGCGTAAGTCGTTCCGTTCGATGGCGCGTCACCCAGAACGGGCGTCCACGCCCCGTTCATCCGGCCATAAGGCGTGTTGTTCGAGGGGGCCTCGGGCAGGGTGGTCGTGGCGCAATAGCTTTTCAGCGCCAACGCCGAAAAGCGCCCGGTGCCGGTCTTGTCCACGACAAAGGATGACGCATCGGTGACGGCGCCCAGGTCAGGCAAATCGATGACGCGGATCGTGCCGGACATATCAGGATGTCTCCAGTTGCAGCAGGGAATCGGAGGCGAGGATTGGCCGTGCCGTGTCGGATGTCACGAGGTCCAACAGCGAGACCGATGGCGGAATAATGATGATCGGCGGCTCGATCGGTGGCACGGCGATGAGCGGCACGCCCCAGACACGCGGCCGCATGATATTCATGATGCCTTGCGCCAGCACCGACGACTTCGCGCCGTTATTCCACAGCAACAGGATGGACCAGCCGCAACGGATGGGGAAATCGCGCCACGTGCCGTTGGTGAATGATCCGGTCGGCAGATGGAACTCCCACGAACCGGCGGCGCTGGCCGGATAGCCGATGACGGATTGCAGCACCGTTCCGTAAAGCGTGCCGGGGCGCTGGTAGTCGTGGCAGGTGTCCCACATGTCGTGATCCTGCCAGATCACCAGTTGCATCGCGGGACCATTGGCGTCGGTGCTTAGGATGATCGCCTGGGCGTTCGGGTGATCGCTCTCAACGACGGTGACGACCAGCGACAGGCTGTCGGAGGCTGACAGCACGAGGTCGCGCCGGGGAATGTGGTTCGGCGATGTGCGGAGATAGGGCAGCGTGATGGCATGTTGAGTCATCGCGGCGCTCCCAGGCATTTATCGAGGATGCGAGCCAACATCGCGTTGCGGGCTTCCATGTTGCTTTGCAGAATCCACAGCGTGGCGCCCAAAAATATCACGTTGAAAACCGCCAGCATCAGCATTCCAGGCGGCAGCGCGCCGACAAGCTGCTTGAGCAACGCGGTAAGACCGGGCGCGCGTCCGCTCTCGTTCATAGGTCGGCGGTCAGAACGAGAGTGAAACTGGCGATCGCCGTCCCCGCCGCGGCCGCCGTGACCTGGGTCGCGGTCGCCTGGTTGCCCGTCACGGTAAAGCCGAGAGCACTACCATTACTGTAACTGACGTTGGCGGCGGAGACCCCGGGTATTCCGCGCATGGGAGGGAACGTGATCATCGTCGTTGTCACGGGAAACGCGCCTGGCGCATAGGCGCTGACCTGACAGCCCGCGATGGCGTTATAGAAGCGGTGGCAGTTGCTCAGTTCATCGCGCGCCGGTTTGGCGAGCCACGATGTGGCCACGGTGCCACTCTCGAACTTCACGCGCGACAATGTTCCGGCACTGAACTCGATCGGGAGGTTCACGCCCGCCGGCCAACCGCCAATGGCGACGGGACTGACGGTGTAACTTCCCGACCCAATCCTCCCCTGCGCGGTGCCGGTCCATGACAGCATGTAATTGCCGCCAGCCACCGAGGCGCCTTCCACGACCTGCTGCAACGTCCCCGCCGTAATGGTGATCGTGGTGGAGGGGGGCGAGGCGGTGAACGTGAGCGTGGCCCCGCCCGCGCCCGCTTTCCAACGATCGAAGCCATAAATCCCGGCGGCGAGGGCGGCGCCGGAGGCGTAGCCACGTTGATTGACGGAAAATCCGCTGTTGTCGCAGTAGTTTACGAATGACGAGACACCGGCGACGGCCACACCGGTCGAACCGTTGACCCATTTGGCGGTATCCCAGGACCACACCACGCCACCGGGGCCAGTGTAGGTCTGGCCGCCGGTTGGGGAGTTGGGGAAATCGAGTGCGCTCATGCCAGCACCATCACTCTGATATCGCCTGACGACACAGGCGCCTCGATCGAGGCCCATTCCTCGACGAGCATCTGACTGACAACGACCTGCCCGCTGACGGTCTGCACCGAGGCCCACATTTCCAGACTGACCTGTGTGGCCCGAACATCGGGGTTCGTGCTCGCCCATTCTTCCACGAGGTGCTGTGTGAGGCGAACGTCCGTCATGACGTCACCTTCGGACCTATTTGCACGTTATTGACCGCCGCCGCCGTCCACGCCGCGCCTGTCGCCGGGTCCGTAACGTCAGTGCGCCACAGCCAGCCAAACGATGAACTCAGCAGCGTCGGCGTGCTGGTCACCGTGGTCGCGCCTGATTTCAGTTGCACCGCCGCGCCGCGTGTTCCGGCGTCGGACTTCTGCACGAACCCGCGCGTGGTGACGGCGACGACGGTCGCGGGTGTGCTGGCGATGGCGGCGATGGTGTAGAAATCGGCGTCGTTGACGGTGGCGTCGTAGACGTAGGACGTGGTGCCGTCCTGGAGGGTTTCAGCGACCATCGGCCAGTTCGCGGTGGAGGCGTAGGTCCATGAGAACTGCGCCGGCTGCGTATTGGATGTTACTACAGGATTAGCCTGAGGAAATGATGCGTAGGCCATATTAGTGTTGGCGCCCACGGATGAACCACTAATGGGCGCTGAGTAGTTATTATTGCCGTCGTGACACGCGGCAACCCAATATTGTGTGCCTTTTACAACTGACACGCCTGGCGAGAATGTAAAAGCGTTGGTTCCCATGACAACCGGCGTGACAGGTGCGGTGGCAGAGGCCAGAACCACACCGGGACCATTGCCGCCATTGTCGGCATGAATGGCACATTTCATATTGACAGCGGTGCCGGTGCTACCGACAGACACGGCAACACCTGTAACGGTTCCGCTGTAAGCAGCAGTAAACGAAGTGAACATTGCCTTACCAGTACCACCGAACGTAGATGGCGCGGATGTCGGCACCGTCTGCGTTATCGAACCCGGCGACCGCGCGAACTGCACCGCCGCGTCGGACGCGGGCATTCTGGTATAGCAGCGGATATCTCCAACCCACGGCACGCTCGACGCGTCGGAGCGCCAGAGGAGGTCGTCGAATTGCTGACCGCTGGCGAAAGTAGCGTTGTGGCCAACAGAGAGCCGGTTCGCGTAGTTGTTGGCGGTGCCCGCGCGTGTATTCAAGTTCGTCGCGGATGTGAAATCGTTGCTGGTGTTGCCGTTCTTCCTGACGTTCATATAGCCGCCAGTGGATGAAATGAGGATTTCGATCTCGAACGCGAACCACGTATTTTGAGCGGAAACCGCCCCGGTATATGTCGCCTGTATTGTTCCCGCGTTCCCCGAATAAAGCAGCATGGTCCCATCGGAGCGAAACAGGACGGAACATTGGGCGGTGGCCCCATCCGAGAATAAAAGATTGGTGCAGAGGTTCGTCCCGATAAGTCCCGTCGTCTGGCGGAACGCGATGGTGATATGATGAAGCGCATCATTGGCCCCATTCTTCACCAGGAACGTGTTTATGGCGGTGGGTTGCTGAAACGCCTGACCTCCCGCGAAACGCCCCGCCACCAGTGTCAGGCTGGACGCCGCGCCGCCATCCCAATATCCGGCGACCGCATCGGCGGCGGCGGCGTAGCAATCGAATCCGTCGCCAAAGATGTAGGCCACCGCTACGTCCTCGCCGCCAGGATGGTGATGCCTTGCGGCGAAAAGGCGAGATATATACTATGCGGAACTGACGACAGGCGTTCACCCCGTCGCCAGCCCCTGACCTCTCGCTGGAGTAAAGCGAAATGGCTGAACAATCCGTATCCGAAATCGAGGAATGGCGTCCAGTGCCAGGACACCTTGGTTACGAGGCATCGAGCCTTGGAAGGGTCCGAACGTTGGACCGTCTTATTTTTACGAAGCAAGGCAGGCTCATCGCTCACCGGGGCACCATTCTTAGAATGGATGGAAGCACTCCATATTTGACGGTCAGCGTTCCCAAGAAGCAGGTTAAGGCATTCCAGCCGCCGCCGTGGTGTGACGCCGCACTTCCCCTCATCATCTTGCCGGTTCAAATTGACGAACGCGCGACGTTTTTCCGTCAACTCGTTCATGCTCTGGTTTGCACAGCGTTCCACGGACCTAGACCGGCGGCCGGATACGAAGTTGCCCATAATGACGGAAACCGCCGCAATAACCGATCCAATAACCTGCGATGGACCACGATAACCGCCAACAGATTTGACCAAATCAGGCATGGCACGAGGCTTCGCGGTGAGCGGGCGAACGGGGCCAAACTCACCGAAACCGACGTTAGAGAAATCCGAAGACTGTGCGCGGAGGAACCTTATCGAGGTCACATAACGGCTATAGCAAAACGCTTCGGCATCTCGCGCAGTGCCGTTCCGGCCATTCGAGACCACCTTGTATGGAAGCACGTGTCTGGAACCCACGACGTGAACGATGCGCCGAAATGCGTTCCGGGAGAAACCGAAGAATGGCGTCCAATCCCCAAGCATCCGGGCTATGAAGCTTCGAGTTTCGGGCGCGTAAGGTCGGTCGATCGTATCGTCATCACCCGTCTGGGAAGGCGGTATCCCTACAAGGGAACCATAATCAAACCCGTGCCGCAGGGTGGACGATACCATGTTCTCAATCTCGGCCCCGCCAAATGCCGCCGAGTTAGTGTTATCGTTTGCCGGACGTTCCACGGCGAAAAGCCGTCTCCTGTTCATCAGGTTGCCCACTGGAACCGCGACATCTACGACAACCGGGCCGCTAATCTTCGCTGGGCCACGCATGAAGAAAATGAAACGGATAAAACGCGACACGGCAGCCGCCCAAAGGGAACGCGCCACTGGAAGTCGAAACTCTCCAACGCGGACGTTGTGGCAATCCGTTCCAGCGGCCTGATTTTGAGGGACATTAGCGAACGCTATGGCATATCGATTGGACACGCCCACAATGTTGTCAGGGGAAAGAGTTGGAAACATATCCCCTAAACCCTGCTAGTCATGATCGTAAAAGACACGTCTGCCAATGTGGCATCTGGGCTTGCTGGTGCCACGATCTGCAAAGTATCTCCCACTGCTAACGTGGCACCACTGCCCGCCAACGAAACCGACGTATTCGATGCGGAAGTCACGGTCAGAGTCCCGATTTGTGTAATTGTAGACCCGTTGACGATACGGTTCAGCGCGAACGCGGCGTTGGCGGTAGCCTTCGTGCTATCAAAAACAACACTCCCCGCCAGCGAAGCCGGAACGACCAAAGACATTCCCATGGGTGCATTAGCGAGAGCCGATGCCCCGGGTTTTGAAGCGAACGCGAAGGTGATCGGCACCTGCTGAACCGCGGGCGGCAGGAGCGCGTAGGTGATCGCCGGCAGCGGACTGGAGTTGGCGACGACGTATTGTTGCGAATTGCCGTCGTCATAGCCGACGTAAAGCTGACCGCCGATACTGTCGAACCAGGTCTTGCCTTGCGCGAATGTCGGCGGCGCGGCGGCGACGACAGCACCAGTTCCGTCAACTCCTGGCGGTCCCGGTGCGCCAGCGGCCCCTGGCGGGCCGGGGACGGTGCTGTCGGCCCCCGGAGCCCCCGGCGCGCCAGTTCCCGGCGGTCCTTGCGGTCCCGGAGGCCCGGGTGGCCCGCGCCAGTTCTCTCCCGTGGGATCGGGCGGCACCGAGGGCGGCTGTGGGGAGCCGCCAAAGTCCAACCCGTCGTCAGGCTCCTCGAAGGTCGGGGCGCCGAAGCTGAGATCGTCGGCCATCAAAAATACACCGCCCGCATGATCTCGCCGGAGGTCGGCAGCGCGATGATTTGCATCAGCGTTCGCGTCGCCAGCACCTCGTCGTTCGGGTTTGCTTTCATGTCGAACAGCGGCGCGAGGCGGTTCGCGGCCAGCATTTCATACGAAATCTCGCAGGCCACGGGTATGTCGAAAACGCTCCAACGCGCCAGTCCGCGCGCCACCAGCACGTCATGCACCGATTGAACGGCGGCCTCCGCTGACTCGGGCGCGGCGAGGATTTGCGCCATGCGCCGAACCCGCTTTTCCATGATTTCGGTTTGCGCCGGGTCGGTCTTTTGGCCGAAGCTGGCGGCCAGTGTCGCCGCCACCAGCGTCGTATATTCCGTCGCCACGGCGGTCGGGATGCCGTTGTTGTCCCATCCCACGTTCGCCTGCGAAACGAGCGACGCCTGCACCTGAGTGACCGCCGCGAGCGCCTGATTGTAGGCCCGTTTCACCTTGGAGACGGTGCGTATGCGCCCTTCCAGCAGCGGCACCAGAGCGGGATCGGATGCGCGGCCGAACGAGGGCGCGAGATGAGCCGCCGTCAGGCCGGCGTATTCCTCTGACACGGCGGTCGTGATCGCGGCGGTTGTCCAATCGACGCTACCCTGGCCGACGAGAGCGTTGTGAACGGCGGTGACGGCATCGCGCGCCAGAGTGAGGTCGGTGGCGGACGGTGTTTCATCCGAGGCGATGACGCCGAGTTTGACCAATCCCAGCGTGGCGATGGTGTCCACCGGAACGACTGCCGCCTGCGATGGCGGCACTTCGTCCGTGGCTATGACGCCGAGGTCGATCAACGCGGCGGTCGCGATGTCACCGGGTGCGACGCGGGTATTGAGCGCCGGGCGCTCGGCGACCGGGACGATGGAGATGCCCAGCCGCCGAAGCGCGCGTTCCGCGATGACTGAGACAGGGACTGTCACGGCGGCGCCTCATCGTCGGTCGCGTCGTAGCGTTCCAGTTGGCCACGCAAGGTGTGATTGGCCGATGACAGTTCGAGGATACGAGCCTCCAGACGCAGGTTCTTCGCGATCACGTCATCGCATTTCGTTTCAAGTTCGGCGATGCGTCCACGCAGGCTCAAAATCAGCAACCCCTGTTCACGAAGCAACGCGGCGAGGTCGTCCGCTTCGGTCATCAGACGACCTCCCCGCTTGCCGTTACCGAGACGCCGCCCCGGCCACGCTGCCCGCCGGTGGTGGCGGCACGTCGTCAGGCTCGGCGATGATGCCCGCCGCGAGGCTGGACATGCGCGTGGCGTGGCCCGAGACCGAGTGACGAGTGCTTACCGGAGGCTCGGGCGGAACCCACGGCTCGCCGGTTGGCGGCCCTGACGGTGCGGCGGGATCGAGGCCCACGGCGATCAGGTGCGCGTCCCGGATCGCCGTATTTTCTTCGATCGTCGCACCCGCGCCACCGCGCGCACCGAGGCTGCCATCACCGTTATAATCCAAGATTATCTGAGCGCCGATTGAGTTGGACGCCATTAACTCGCGCTGCTCCTTGGTGTGCCCGAACATGTCGGAGCCGGGAGGCGCGGCGGTAGCGCCAACGCGCGTTGTCGCGGTCTCGTGATCCGCGCCAGCCACTGGGGTCGGCTTTGGCTCGGCGGCGGCTTTCTTGCGGGCGTCGTCCTTGTCGTCGTCGTCGTGTTTCGTTGCCATGATGGTTACTCCTATGCGTCCGGCTCAGCCGCCGTGAAGACACTAACCACGCCCGCATCGACGGGTTTCGTGGTGTCCACGGTCGGATCGACGCCGAATCTCAGTTTCCCGATTCCTCTCATTTCTTGGAGCCCTACCCCGTGGACGAATGAATAATCCCTTGTGTTCGTTGTGCTTTTCATGCGTTGCGCCCACGCGACACCTATCGCCTGCGCGCCGCACAGAGCGGACATCGCCACGTCCACGGTGCCGCCCGCGCCCACGTCGGCGAGGACCGGCATTTCTGGCACTTCGCGAATGATGACCCCGTTCCAGAGGATGTCTCCGGCGGTGAACAGCGGATTATCGCGGCCACGATCCCAGGCGTATTGCATCGCGTTGATGATCACCGGGTCTTGCATCAGGTCGCGGAACGGCAGGCTCGGCATGAACATGACGAACCACTCTTCGTCGTCGTTGACGCTGATGGGCCGGATGCGCGGCGAGGCGGTGCGGGCGATGCGTTTGGCGAGCGTGACGGTCGCGGCGGTCATCTTGCCCGTGGTGTTGTTGATGGTCGTAAGTGCTGTCGCCATGACGCCACTGACCGCGTTGGCCTTGGAGTTGCCGAACAGGATGCGATCGGCGTTGTTGACCATCCAGTAGTTGCGCTGGGCGGCGGTGGCGGCGGCGTAGGAAATCTGCACGCTGCCGTCAGCCGTGACGGCTTCGAGCGACGTGATGATGTCGGAGCGCATTTTCTCCAGTTCCCAGTTCATCAGCGCCTCGCGCGCCGCTTCCCGGAGATCGATGACGGATTTTTGCTCATCCCAGTCCGTTACGGCAACGGCATGACGAAACGCGGAGACGGTAAGGCCCAACGAGCGCGCGTTAAGGATTTCCTCATTGCCCTCAAGGACGGTGTTTCCGGTGACACCCGCGCCGATCAGGCGGCGGACGGTCGGGAAAACCACGGTATCGCCCTGTTTTCGGGTCAGGTCTTCGCGCACCTGGATCATGGAACCCATCGTGGTTCCCATGTATCTGGCGAACTGATTCTTCCGGATATACTCGGAAAAGAAGTCAGAGTCCCATATAGTTGGAGTAAGTCCGGCTCTCGCCGGAGTAACGTTCATGTCCGCCATTTGGCAAGACTCCTGTCGCAATTCGGGATTGAGGGGGCGTGGAGGAACGCCCGGTCAGTCCCCCGGCGACGGGTCACACCAGTTTAAGGCCCTGGCGGCAGGCCGGCGCCCGAATCAACCCCGGCGACGGGTTGCCTTCGCTTCCGCGATACGCCCGATTGTGCCCGGCGACGGCGGCGGTTGCTCTGGCTCGGCTTCCAGTAATCGAGACATGGTCAGACGAAAATCGGCTCCGTCCTCATCCTCGGTCGTGGCTTCCACGATCAGCCTAGCATCCACGACCGATTCCGCGATAGCCCGTTGCTTTTCCCCGCTCGTCTCCGGCACGCGGCGTTGCAGGCGCGCGGCGTAGAGGATGGCGGTGAGGGTCGCGAGGTCGGTCACCTATCCAGGCACACGAACCTGAAACGGCCCAGGAACCTCAAGCTCATGTTCCGCCGTCCATGGGTCCGGCAACTCGCCACCGTAAGCGAGTGCGAGGTAATGCTCACGGGTCAACGGGATGTTATTCTTGAGCATGTCATCGAGCACCGGGCTGCCACCACTCAGGCGGGTCAATTCCTCCCGCAGCGTTGACTGATCGTGCCCTGGCGTCTGCCCCGGTGATCCGTCCCTTTCCGTATTCGTTCCAGATGTCATTTATGCCGCCTGTAAAATCCTTGTTTCTCTTTAACACATCGGAGTAAAGCCCGCGAACACCTTCCCAGGTAATCGACTGCAATTCCCGTGGCAATATCCCTAGTTGCGCGGCGGCCTGCCGGTATGCCTCAGCATACCCGCCATAAAGCCCTTTCGAGCCGGTTCCGGCATGTTCCGCGCCGGGACTCAACCCCAGACCGATAGCCACCTCACGATCAGAGCCAGCCAGCGGACGCATATGCGCCGCCGCGATGGCGTGCGTGTCGATCGTCACGTCGCCGTGCTGGGCGTTGGGTGAGACGATGTTGTTGTAGAAATTGCGGACCTTGTGGTTGCTGCCCATCAAACGGCTGATCGTGGGCAGATCGGGGGCTTCCGCCACGCCGACCGCCTTGGCTATCTCATCGAGCGACCCCCACCCAACCTTGCGTAGGCTCCCGTCGAGATTGACGACCGGGCCACCGAACTGCCCCTCTGGGGTCACCAGCCGGTAGCCGCGTGGGTTGTGCGCCTCATCGAACGCCCGCATCCACAAAGCCCGCGCCTGTGGACTTTGGATCTCCGACAGTGGCGTCCCCGCGAACTCCCCCACCCGCTGCCTAAGAAGATCGGCCACTTCCGGCTTCTTTTGCCCCGCGATGAACCGGTCGAACTGGGCCATCATCTCCGGCGTGGCGACTGTTCCACCTTGATCGCGCCGGATGTCCAGCAGACGTTTCGCCAGATCCACGTTTTGAAACCAGTCCTTCTGTGGACTGAGTGCGGCCAGCGAGCCGCCAGCCTGAGACGGCGAGACGCCATATTCACCGCCAAACCGGTTCGCGATGACGTTGGCCCCGTCATACCACAGTTTCGATCGCTCCCTGATTTCCGGCGGAATGCTGTCGTGCAGGTAGAGGAGATTGTCTCGGGCGTGAGCGATGAGCGCCCGCGTGCGGCCCTCGGGATCAGTCATCGGCGTTGGGATGTCAGAATAACTGGCGATATGCTCCGCGTTCTTCCCGAAAGCATCACCCGAGGCGCGCGAACTGTCGATGCCGACAACCAGATCCGACGAGGCATGCGGGTCCGGCGGCGGCTCTCCCCCCTTTGGGGGCTTGGCCCAAGGTATTCGGGTCGAGATACGGTCCAACTCTCCCGGCGCACGCGACGGCGGCGGATTGGCCAACGGACGGCGAGAGGCGAGGGCGACTGGGCCGCCAGAGGCGCCGCCGGGGGTAAAGAGACCGCGCGAACCAGCCAGCAAGGTGGCCTGATCGTAAAACTCCTCCTGCCCCTGTCGCATCCCCTCGATCTGTTCCTGGGACATCGGCACGGTGCCGCCTCCGACGAACACGCCAGGGCGAAACGACGGATCGGGCATCCCCATCGACTGTTGAGGCAGCGTCGTCTCGGTGCCGACAGGGTTGTTCTGATCCCAGATCGGGCGCGCCTGCCGCGCCTCGATCCCGGCCTTGATGGCCTGGAATTGCTGGCCCAGCGCCACGCCCTGGGGGTCGAGCGTGAGAGGCCCGCGCTCTTCGCCGGGCATCATGCGATTCCACACGTCCTCACCGTCAGCGCCCTGCTCGAAGCCTCTCAACAGCGGGCTGGGTTGTAGCGCCATCTCATTGGCTCCACTTGTCGCCACGAATGATGCCCAGCACGGTCGTGCTGTTCAGTTCGGTGTTCAGCACCGCCAAGGTCCTCGACATCGTCGCCAGTTTGACGTGCAGCGGTGCCCACACTTTGAAGTCGGCGAGAACGTCGGCGTGATATTGTTCAAGCGGCGTGAGGATGGGAGTTGGTGATGGCGGCGATATCTCTGGTGACGGTGTGGTTTCTGATGGCGGTGGCGGTGGCGACGGTGGTGGTGACACTCCAAGGAATCCTATCGGAGCCAGGTCCAAGACGGGGCGTGCCGCCAGAACCGTGCTACCCGATGGAATCTGGGTCAGCCCGAATACCGTGTTACCGCTAAGGCTGACAGGATGATTGCCAGGGTTAAGTAGCAAATAACCTGAGTTTTGATCATTAATGATTGTGTTGCCGGTAGCCGTGGCCCCGGTGCCGTAGCCCGCCAGAATGCCCTCTTCACCATACGCCAGGATCGCGGGGTTCTGGCTGTTTGGGCCTTGCTGGATGACGTTGCCGGTGATGGTGGCGGCGCCACCGTTCGGGAGGTCGATGGAATAGCTGGCCGATCCGTTGTTGTCGAAGATGCGGTTTCCGGTGATGACATTGGTGGCGGCGCGGCTTTTGACCTCGTGTCCCACGGCGGTGTCGTGGATGTAGCTGTTGGCCAGTGTGAAGTTCGCGATGGCTCCGACGTAGATCCCGTGCGTGTGGCCGCTGCCGTCGCCGTTAAAGGCGAACTCGGAACGATTGATAGTGATGGACCCGTTCGGATCGGAGGCACCGAGGATGCCCTCCTGGTTGTCGTGGATGAACACGTTGTCGAGCGTCAGCGCGCCGCCCTCGTAGCGGATGGCCGCGCCGTTCTGGTCAGGCACGGTGACGCGGCTGATGTCGAACCCGGAGATCGAGACCGTGCCGCTCTCGGTGATCATCGCCTTGCCATCGGGCGGTTGGGCGTTGTCCGTGACCATGCGAACCCAGCCGCCGATGGCGGTCAGCGTGAGGTCGTGATCGATGTTCAGCCAGTCGTTGGTATAGGTGCCCGCCTGGACCTCGATGGTGTCGCCAGAGACCGAGGCATCCACGGCGGCGTCGATCGTCGCGTAGGTCTGGCCGGGTCCAACGGAAAGCGTGGTCACGCGCGCTCATTCCAGGCTTTGACAGCGCCCGCGTGAGTATCGGCGGGCGGTCCATCAGCGCCGCAATAACCACAGGTCACCACCCAGGATGCTTCATCTTCCGGGTCATCCGCGTTCGCATTCCATAAGCGGTCAGGCTCCCGCCCACAGAACGGGCAGTCCTCCAACTCATCCGTCAGAGCATCAGCTATTTCCGGGTAAGGGTTGCTCATCGTCCCCGCGCCGGCCGCGCCAGGATGTCGCTCAATGACGGCGGACCCGCGAAGCCGTTGGTGCCTCGTGGTGCCGCTGATCGCGCGGACGCCAGCGACGGCGGCAGACCGGCGGCGGGCGACACACGCGGCGCGGCGGCGTTCTGCTCGGCCTCCCATTTCGCGCGCAGCTTCGCTTCGTAGGCTGACGGATCGGTGCCGATTTCCTCATGCAATCTGGCCGTGGCGTTGTTGTCGATCATCCACTGGTAGGGGTGCGGTTTGGAGTAGAGTTCGTTCCACAACCGAGGGTCGGCCTGTGTGCGCCGCTGGAAATACTCGGTTTCGGCATCGATGACCTCTTTACCGTGCTTGTCGAGCGCCATCATTTCGCTGGTATTCAACCGCTCGTTCAAAACAACTCCACGAACCCGTCTCGTGTAGCCCTCGGGATCGCGCGCCGGGTCGATCGGCTCAAGCATCGCGGGCGGTGTAGCGGCTGGCGGCGGCTTGCGTGCCTCCTCCAGCTGCTTGAGGAGCATGGCCTTCTCGGCCTCGGCGGCGGACGCGCGTGATTTCCAGTCCTGCCTGCGCTGGCGCTCCTTTTCGTATGCACTGCGCGGGACGATCGCTTCGTTCGGACTGGGGTCTCCTGGTTCGCCATCGTCGTCCGGCTCCGGCGCGGCCTTGGCTGGCTCCTTGGCGGCTGGTGCCGACTTCTCCGGCGCGGCCTCTGGCGCTGCCTTCGACGGCTCCGGCGCGGGCGTGTCGGCGGCCTCGGCCTGGGCGCCGCTGGATAAGAAGGCGTCGAGTTGGGATGGTGTTTCAGACATCATACGCCTCCAACGCCTTCCTTACGGCAGCGCCTACAAATTGGGCGTCCCACTCAGAAACGAACCGGCGCCCTTTCGCGTGATGAGCCGCGATGCCAAGATTTATGAAGTAACGGATAGCCTCCAACTTACTCGCCCCGCTTGGCGTCCAACTATTAACGGCTCCAATTTGATGATCCGTCAGTAGCGTCTCCATCGCCGCGATCACGGCATCCACCTTTGGTCTGCTCATGCTGTCCCCGGCTGTTCTGGCGGTGCGAGCGCGTTGTGTCTGGCTATCAACATGTCCCCGACCCTTTGCACCGCGCTCTGCCGCAGATCGTCCGCGCGTGCCTCGTCCGCCGCCGCCTTCGCGTGCCTGCCTCTGACATCGGCGACACCGAGCGCGGCCTGGATCTCTGGCGGCACGACCGTTCCTGGATCGCTCGGCGGGTCGGGCGGCGCGTTCATCTCGGCGAACCCACCATGCACGTCCGCGATGTGATGGATGCTCGCGTGCTTGCGTTCCTCCGCCAGAGCGAAGTCCGCCGCCGCCTTGGCCCGCGTCGCCGTGGTGTCGGCCTGCGCCTTGTCCTCGGCCATATTCTGGGCTTTCTGCTGCGTCTGCGCCTGCGCCTCCTGGCGGTCCTTCAGCATCTTGAGCAAGTCTTCCTTGTTTCTGAAATTCGAAGCGGCAATCAGCATCTCCGGCGGTATCAGGCCCGGCTGCGTGCCGGCCAGTTGCAGCAAATTCTGGAACTGTTCCGCCTGAATGCTCGGAACGTCGATGCCCTCTTCAATCGTGATATCAACATCCATATCGGTGATGTCGTTCTCAACCCGGATCACTTGCTGAAGCCGTGGATCACCCGGCACGAGCCGCATCATCTGCATCGCCTGGGCGCGTTGGTCGTCCGGCAGCGCCGCCAGTTCGTCCATCAACCGCACCGGCTGATTGATGCCAACCCATCGCGTCGAGTTCAGGTCGTCCGTGACCCGCACCCACCGGCCCGCCGTCCAGTATTGCCGCGCGGCCATCCATGCGATCGACAGCAAATCGCGGTTCCACATCCGCAACGTATCCGCGATCGGCTCGTGCGCCGCGGCGCCGCCCGCCTGCTGTGCCAAGATCGCACGCCCCGACAGTTCGCGCGGATCGGTGCCGCTCATCGAGGCGTTCGGCCCGCTGGCCTGCATTTCCGCCGTCGCGTGCTGGAGTAACTGAAACTGGCCGACAGCCAGATCGTTGCCTCTGTCGATCTCGAATTTCATGCCTGGATTGACAACGATTACGCCGTCGGGCCGCGCCACTTCACGCCGCGCCTTGTCTATGTCAGCGACCGCTCCGTCTTCCGTCACCACCTGAGCCACGGACAACAGATGCAGCGCCTTACTGCGACGTTTGTTGACCTCATCTTGCATACTGATCAGGTCGCGCACCATGCCGTAACGATTGTTCTCCCGGTCAATGTGCGCGCTGGTCATGCGAAGGCCGCAGGCTGATTTACCGCGGGCGTCGAGAAACGGCGACTTCGTGGGCTCTGCCAGGAAACCGACGCGGGTATAGGTCGCCACCCACCACTCGTTTCGCTCTTGCCAGTGGCACTGCACGACGCGGATGCGCTCGCGCTTGCTGTCGCACCAGACGATCTCGTTCGGTCGGTCGCCGTAGCTGCCGGTCTGCGTCTGGAACGTGTCGGATATCAGATCCTCGACATCAGGCCATGTTTCGACGGCCTGTTCGCGATCCATCCAAATCACGATGCCGCGATGACGGGCGTCGCTAAAGTCCAGCCGGCGCGAATGCGGATCCCACCACAATCTGTCGAACGGCACCTGCTCGAACGTGATATCCGCGCCGCCGCGGCCGTCATCCACCAGCACGATCTCAGCGCCGCCGACGCCCTCGACCATGAGGTTTTCGTAAACGTCGGAGCGGATCAACGGCAGGTTATTGTCGTCGCTCATGTAGCGCAGCGCCTGCGTCGCCGCGTCCGCCTTGTCCTCGTCAACCGGATTGCGCGCGAACGCTTTCGGGTCGGTCCTCGATTTCCTCTCAAGACCGCACATCAGCTCGACTTTGCGGCTCACGTAATTAATCGTGACCTCAGGCTGGCCGCGAAGTTTCAGCGCCTCCTTCTCGGCGGATGACCACTGGTATCCGTCTTTGTAATCCCTGTCTCTCTGCGACCATTTGCGCCCGTCGTCGGTCGCGCGCTCACTATCCTCGAACCACTGGACCATGCGCGCGTGCAGATCGTCCAGATCGCGCGGGTAACGATCGTTCGCGATGCCGGGACCGCCTTTCGGCCGCGATGCCTCGGCGGCCTCGGGGTCAGTCGGCGGGTCTGGGTAGAGAGACTGGCTCATGGCGGCGTATCACCCAACCAAATACCCAGGACGGCGGCGCTGGCCTTTGGATCGGCGTCTTTCATGCCATGCGCGCCGGGGCGGAACGTGCGCGCCGCTTTCTCCGATCTGATGTGGCAGTAGTAGAGCGTCGGATCGCCCTTCGCGGGCACCTGCACGACGTTGCCATTGAGATCGGTGTAACTGGTCGCCGCGCTGCCGGGTCGGCCATACCACACGTCAGGCGGCGGCGTGCCAATCGGTGCGTTCGGATCGGGATACACGATGTTACCGCTCGCATCGCGTGGATCACCGAGTGCGTTCTGCGCGTTGGCGTTTTCGCTTTGAAGTTCCGCACGCAATGCTTTTAGTCCACTGATGCCAGTGCCGAGCGATGTGACGGGGAAGCTGAGTCGGAAGTCGGTCATGTCGTCACCTGCTGCATCTCGGTGTCGGACAGCGCGCGGTTCCAATAAGTTAACCGCCGCCAGTATCCCGTCATCGGAGCCAACCCCAGACCATTACCCAGAGTAAACGCGGTCAGGATCGCTGGATTGGGAGAAGGCGTCGCATCAGTTGGCCCGGTCACGCCATTGAACGCAGTGGTAAATCCCGCCGACCGATGCGTCATCGCGGCTTTGAATGCTGTCCCAGGTGTCATCGCGCCAAACACTGGCGCACCGCTCCCCACACTCGCCGCTACCGTCAGACAGGAAATGTTGTTGGTATTCCCTACCTGGTACATCTGCATCCGGTTATTCGTCGTTCCGTCGTTCGCCGAGAACAGCGCGCAATAGTTCGCGTTGTTGGCGGCGGACATAATGGCTTCCACGTTGAACGTGCCAGCCGTCACACCCGAAAACAAAGCGGCCGGGGACATACTCATACTGTCAGCCGCGCGTGTCACACTGACACTCGTCGTTGGAATGTAGCTGGTCGGGAACGCGCCTTGCTGAACGTCAGCGCCCCACATGTAGACAGTCCCGCCCGTCGTCGCGGTCTGCGATGTGTCCCGCAAATCAGTGCCAATCTGGAAGAACCACTGATTACCATCCAGTGCCGACGCGGTAACGGAAAACCGCTGCCATGCCGTGGTCAATGTCACACGCGATCTAAAGAACAACGTGCCATTGGGCGTTGTCAGCAGATAGATTTGCTCACCACCGACGCTGCCTTTCAACCAAACGCTGAAAGTAAACGCGGCGACGGCTCCCGTGAACGCCTGCGATACTATCGCGTAATTACTCGCCGCCGAAACAGCCGGAAAAACAACCCGCGCGGCTGTCGTTGTCCCATCAGGGGCGACCGCGTTGTTTCCGGTTATAACGGGAGGTGATCCCGTGTTGTGGAACTCGCTCCAGGGCGCGGCCGACAAATCACCGCTACGCAACATGAGATTGGTCCGCTGCTCCTCAATCAGCACCCCGCGCAACACACCGCCAGCGTAATCCCAGCGCGGTGCGTTGGTCGCGGCTGTCTGCACGACACCGCTCGCGTCGGTATACGTAGCGGATGACGCGCGTGTGAACGTGATGCCGGGTGGCATACTGCCCGGAAACATGAAGTTGAGATCGAGCGTTCGGCCGGGTGGACCAGATGACCCACGCACGCCGCCGCGACATGCGTCCACGGTCAGCACGTCGGTCACGCACTGACCATACGCCGCCGTTGGAATGGCGGCCCCGGCCAACAGCAATGAGCGTCGGCTGATCACCATTCCCGTGCCGCGAACGCCTGTCCCGTGGTGGCGCCGATGATGTTGTATGCCTGACCGGACGCGGGCGACATGCACAAGAACTGCTGATTAACGGGGATCAGGATCGCTGGCGGTCCCTGAACCGCCGCCGCCGTCTCCGACACCCACAGGCTGCCGGCGCTCTGGTTCTGGATCATGCAGCCGTGGCGGCCAGGGAACGCGGGCAGGACGACCTGGGCGGTGCCGCCTGTCGTGATGGCGCCGGATCGGTCGGCGTAGGTGAGGGCCTGCGCGTGCGCTACCGAAGGCAACAGCAGGGCAGCCAGGATTAAGAGGCGGCGGATCGTGGTCATGCGGTGTTTCCTCCCTCGATCACTTCGCGGATCGACCCCTTGCGCGCGGCATCCATCGCGTCGGCCAGCAAATCCCTCAGCCAGTCACGATCGACTTTGTAGCCGAGGTCCTCGGCCGCGATCATCGCCGCGTCGGCCCATTTGTCGGGATCGGCGCCGACCTCGCGTTGGAACGCCGCGCCGCTGAGTGTGCGGTAGTCGGTCATTCGGCGGGCTCCTCTAGGTCATAGCCTACCAGCAGCGCGATGCCGCCGTCGCAGCGCCCGACGCGCACCGGGACACTACCGTCCGCGTCCCTCGGGACATATGCGCCGGTGGGCAGTTCGCGCTTCAATGTTTGTAAGGTGCCCGCGATCACATCATCATCCATCACGGATACGACACGAAACGTGAAGGCACCCGGCCTGTAGCAACGGCGCCACCCCCAGCGGTCGAAGTCACGAGGATCGTCGGGCATGATTGCCGCGAGATATTGCCCGGCATAGCGGGCGATGCGGCTTAATCTGGCCTTTTCCTTCCGTTCCGCCTCTTCTCGTGCCCGTTTGGCCCTCCACTCGGCTTCGGCCTGTTGCTGCCTCAACTGAGCCATTCGCTCCTCCAACGCGAACACATCGAGCAGCACCTTATCCGCCACTCTCTCAGGAGGCCGCTTCGTTTTCACGTCACCCTCCAGTCGCGCAGTTCTTCCGCGTCCCGGTTGAACGCCGCGTCCCAACTGTCGCGGGGCGGCGGCTTCGGCTTGTCCGGCGCGATCTCACGCCATGCCAGGGACATATACCTCATCGCGTCGGCGGAATGACTTGACCAATCATGCTTGGGTCGATCACTAAACACCTTGGCGCGCTCATCGAACTCGGCGTGATACGCGCGCAACGCCTCAAGCCCTTCGTGACAGTTGCCAGCGTCGAACCACGTCTTCGCCAACGTCACGCGCGCCGCGTTGATGCCGTCCATGATCGACAGCTTGCGAACGATCCACGGGTGGCGACCGCTCAGTGCTTTCATCGTCTCGAAGATCGAACGCCCGGTGCCAAGCTCGCGCGCCATCGCGTCGTGCGGCAGATAGTCACGCCCGTATTGATACGGCTTCGACTTGAGCACTTCCACGTAATGACCGAGCGCGAAGCCGGACGCCTCGTAATGATCGATGACGTGCAACTCGGAGCGGACGATCTGGAAAAACCAAATGGCCGTGCTGTCGCCAATGCCGATATCCCACGCGGTATGCACGGGGATCGCCGGGTCGTAGGGCACGCTGGTGATGCGCCCGGCCGTTTCCGCGTCGGCCAGTTCCTTGCCGAAGTAGGAGCCGAGGATCGCGGCATCAAATGAACATTGAAACTCTTGCGCGTATTGCTCGGGCGTGAGCATCGCCGCCATGTCGTCGAGTTCTGATTGAGGCAGGATCTCGGTCTCGCTCGCGCGCAGAACCAACGAGAACCAGTCGGGGTCGTTCTCGGCATGGCTGTGGACGCGCCAGAAGTCGTTGCGTCCGCGTGGCGTGCCAATGAACACGGCCCAACCGTGCCGATCGGCGAGCGCGGGACGGATGACCTCGGGCCACGCCCGTGGCGCCATGTCCGCGTATTCGTCGAGCACGCAGCCATCGAGGAAGATGCCGCGCATTCGGTTGTAGTTGTCCGAGCCGTAGAGCCGCACCCGCGCCCCGTTGGCGAACACCACCATCAGGTCGGACTCGCGCTGTTCCACGCCCGGAATGGCGGCGGTGAAACGTTTCAGATACAGCCACACGCTGTCTTTCGACTGCGCGTATGTCGGGCTGATGTAAGCGAAGCGTGCGTCTGGATTGGTCGAGCGCAACGCGGCGTCGATGAGGTCCATGATGCACGAGACGGTCTTGCCGGCGCGGCGGTGCGCGACGATGCAGGCCCAGCGTTGCTTGCGTGCGTGAAACGGCCTGAAGTGTGGCCGTGCGTTGTATCCGAGGTTGACCTTAGCGAGTCTCACGGTCGCCACGATCGACGCCGGTAATGATCATGACGGGGCCGCCATCAGGGCCGGTGTGCGCTGTAACGGCGAGATCCGGGATGGTTTTACGAAGTAATCCGAGGGCGGCGCGGATCTGTCCGTCGGTCATTTCCACCGTCTTGTGAGGGCAACTCGGATCGACCTGGCCTAACGCGAAGAAATTCAATCGTTTTACAAGCTGGGTGGTTTGGATCGCGGCCCGCGACAGGTCGTCGTTTCGCTTCATCAGTCGCGCGGCCATGAGGTCATCTCATTCCTGATACAGTGCATTCCTCATTCCCCGCTACCACGCTCTACCGCTCCACGCAATGCTCCACGCCAGTCCTACCGCTCCACGCGCTGCTCCACGGAGTGGATCGGCCCCAATGCGCGCGGTGTTACGCTAAATCGCCGTTAGGGTAATTTGGGGCCATTAAACGCGCGAAGTCGGCGTTTTGCCGGGCAAAACCGCTAGCGGTCGCACGAAAACCGCTAGCGGGCGTGTGAAACCGCTATCGGCCACCTGATCATACGGTCGTTTGCGGATGACCTGCGGGTTTGTATGAGCGGATCACGGGCGAGTGCCGACAGGTTTTTCCACAATTCCCTGTCGGCCTCATCGCCCTCGTAGGGCCAAGGCCCGAGTGGCTGGCGACCGTGATCCCGGTCGGGCCGGGGGTGTTAGAGCACCGCACCGGCCCTTGCCTCGAACATGGGCGGGCACCCATGGGACGAAGCTGAGCGGACGATATCACCGCGGCTGGAGCGCGTCCAAGCCTCACAGGCGTCCCAGGAGCATCAGGATGAGGATTACCACCAGCACGAGGCCAAGCACGCCGGACGGCGCGTAGCCGTAGTTCCAGGCCCGCGCGTAGGGCCACGACGGCAGTCCCGCGATGACGAGGACGACCAGGACGATCAGCAGCAGCGTGACGGGGCTCATGGGTTGGGTTCCTTGGGTTGGCGCAGTTCCGCGTGAACCGCCGCCCAGAGTGCGCGGACGGTCTCGGGTGGGAGCATCGCCTTCGCGTGCCGGACGAAGCAGGCGTGGGCGGTTTTATCTTCTTCCGCGTGGCGCGCTATCCGCTCGGCTTTCGCCGCTCTGGCCGCCTCGACCATTTCGAGGTGCGCCCTTTGTCGTTCGGCTTTGGTTTCGTCGGTGGGGCGGCGTTCCCGCTCCTCCAACGCGCGCTGGGCCTTGGCGGCGGCGGTTCGCCTCGTCTGTTCGCCAACGCACAATTTGCGTCGCCAGCGGAATGCGCTGATGCGCTTCTCGGCGGCGATCTTCCATGTGCTGCCGCGATTGGTCGCGCCTTCATTGTTGGCCATCACATCGATGATGATGTCGTCGATGGTCTTGCTGAGCACCACGATTTCCAGGTCGAGGTCGGTGTCGGTCATCGCCTCGATTTCTCGCACGTCGTCCAGGAGTTTGGCGCGGCGGGCATCCTCGGTGCGGCGCCGCTCCTCGGACGGCCCGCTGTGGTAGCGAACCTCGCTCATTCGCCGCGTGCCTTCAGCCATTCCAGCGCATCGAACGCGGCGGCCTTGGCTGCTTCCTCGCTCGGCCACGCCACCCGTCCCATGCGCTCGACGCGGGTCTTCGTGTTGAACACGCGAATTTTCCATCCCTCACTCCGCGCGGGCCGCATCACGGTAACGATATGCTTCCCCAGCCGTGTCCAAGGGTTTTGGAGCATGGATACTTTCCACCACCGATACGCCCACGCGGCTTTCCGTTTGAACTTTTGCCGTGCCTTGCTTTCCCGGCTTCGCGCGCCGGTCAGATCCTCTTCCAGGTGGCCGGCGCAGATGCAACCGCACCGGAGCGTCCCCGCGTATTCCGGGTGCGTCATGTGGTGGGCGTAGCGGATTTCCGTGGTCTCGCACATTTCACAGGTCATCGAGGGCGTTTCGAGATCTTCGACCTCGACGCAGGTCCATCCCTTGTGCGGCACGCCGGGCTCTCGCCATTTTCCCGTGCTCATGCGGCCTCCTAGAACGGCAGGACGACGGCGGACGGTTGGGCGACAGTTAGCGGTTCTGACATTGGATAGCCCGAGCGGGCCATGTCGTGCGCCGCCATTTCGTCACCCTGCCGCCCGCTGTGCACTGGCGTGCCCTCCCACTTCGTTCCCCACAATCCGGTTTCCTGGGCGCGCAACAGGCGGACGATTTCCGTCATGGTGATGACGACCAGGGCGCGCCCCTCGTGCTGGTCGCGAACGGTGACGGCGAGGTCTGGCGGCAGCGTTGTCTCGTAGGATAGCCCGTCCGCCGCCCTGGAGGCACGCAGGACGGCTGATGCCTCGGCGTTGGTCCTGACCACCACCAACGTCACGCCGTTGCCCATGTCGGCCTCCCAGGTGTCCGGCGCGAGTGGCTTGTGGCCCGCTGCTGTCGCCTCGCTGTTCATCACGGCGAGGGCCTGGATCATCTTCGGGCCGATGGCTTCGACCGCCGCCGCGTCGCCTTCCTCGATGGCCTGACGATACGCCGACCAGCCGCGCTGATACGCGGCCAGCGTGGTCGGGCTGACGAGGCGTTCGAGGCGGCCGACGCCGTATTTCTGCTCGGAGGCCCACATGGCCTCGTCCACGGGAATCAGCGCCGCCCGGAAGCGGTCGTTATCGTCGGCTGTTCGTAGCTTGCGTGCGGCGCTCATACCCGCCGCCCCGTATCATTGGCATGATACGCCCCCCATCCCAGGACCGCGCCCCGTATCACCCGTATCAAATGCCCCCTAAAGGGGGCATTTTTGATACGGTGAATGATACGTTTGGAGGCGTATCCAATGATACGGCATGATACGCCAATGATACGTGATACGTTTCGTTTTGTCATGTTAACCATACCCATGGGTCGCGCACTCCTACCGCGCCGAGTTGTTGCAATTTTTGAGACGCCCGATAGAACGCCAGCTTTCTTTTTGGCTGCGGTTCTCCCGGCATTTTTTCGTAAAAAGCCCGTCGCCAGATTTCGTGGTTGATGCCGCGCACGTCTCCGTCCGGCATACCCGAGAATGGCGGGAGGATGGCTGACTCGGGGCTGGCGATAAGATTACGCAGTACTTGGAGAGCTAACCCGGTTTGCCCTCCGAACTCGCGCGGGCGCTTGCCCGTATCACCCGTATCATCCGCCGTATCATCGAGCACGGGAACCAAGGAAGTCCGCCCGATTCCGACCGCGACCTCTTCCATGTCGAAACGCAACACCTGCCCGGCCTCGCCCTCTTTCTGGTCGATGACGGTCAGCGTCATGCGCCGGCCAGACGACACGATCTGATAGGCCGCGTCCCAGGCGCCTCGCAGCGCCGACGTGCCCCGGGCGCCGCGTGAGCCGTCTTTCCCCTCGTGGTGAACGAGGGCGACGGTGCAGTAGAGTTCTTCCTTCAGGTAGTCGGCGGCGGCGATCACGGCGCCGGTTTCCTGCGCGCTGTTTTCGTCGGCTCCGGGCATGGCGCGCGCCAACGTGTCGATCACCAGCAGCCGCAACGGCATGTCGCCGATGCGAGCGCGGATGACCTCTTCGAGCGCGTTGACTTCGGCGGGATCGCGGAAGTTGACGGCGCGTCGGACAATGAAGAACGGCACGTCTGGCGCCATGTCGTAGCGGGTCAGCATGGCGCGAATGCGTGTTCCCATGCCGCCAATGCCCTCGCCCATCACGTAGACCACGGCGCCTTGCTGGACGGCGTGGCCGAACCAGTCCCGTCCGGCGGCGATGTGCAACGCCGCGCTCATCATCAGGAACGACTTGCCTGACTTCGGCGGGCCGTAGGGCACGACCAGGGATTGCTCCGGGATCAGTCCGGCCACGAGCCATTGCGGCGGCGGGAGCGCCAGTAGTTCGGCGATCGTGAGGATAGCGGGCGGCGGCCTGACGCGCTTCTTAAAAGGGAGATCGCCGTCCGTTGCCCTCCCCTCGTCGCCCGGCTCGCCCGCTGGCCCCTGCTGGGGCGGGTCGAACGGCGCGACGAACAGCGGCTTATGGCGGCGTGCTTCGTAGTAGAGCGTGCCGAAGCCGATCTTGGTTGGCGGGCTGCTGAACCAGTGTTGCCAGCGTTCCTCGCAGGCCGCCGGGTCGTGACAGGCATTGCGGGCCGACCACGCCATCCAGGCATCCAGCCCCGCTCCCCGGCCTCCGGAGGCGCGCCACGCGGCCATGCCGATGCGGCACCATTCATCCCAGTCCTTAACCGTGTTGGGGATACAGGCCAGGGCGGCGGCGATGGCGGCGGCTGAGCGTTGCGGATCTGGGTTGGGTGCGTGCGTGGTGTGCGTGGCCGCGCCGTTCACCGCGCCCGCCTTCCCGGCGTCCAGACCCGTCAGGTAGTCCGACGTGTCTTCCGCGATAGTCCGGAGCGTGTCGTAACCGGCGATCGTCTCGGCGGTGAATGTGTTATAAAAGCTAACGGGACCGACGAAGATTTCGATCTTGTGGCCGCCGGGGAGCCAGCGGACGTGTTTGCCGCCGGGCAGGGGCAACTCGTGGTCATTCAGCCCGACGATACGGATGCCAGTGTGGGAGGGCGTCACGTAGGCATAGGATTCGAGGCGTTCGACCTCGCGTTGCACTTCGTCGTCGAGCAGCCCTGTCAGCGGGTCGCGGCAGTGGTCGAAGTCGAGCGCGATGATGCCGCCCACGATGGCGAAGCCGATACCGGCCACGTCGTTTTTGCTCGTCAGCAGTGCCGAGGCCGCCTCGAAGGTGAACCATGTTTCGGGCGCGTTGGTTCGCGCGCCCTGGCACGGCGGCTTATCGAGGTTCCCGTCCGGCTTGCGGACAAGGCGATGCGGCAGCCACGCGACAGGCGGCAGCACCGCCAGCAGGGGAGCGGCGGCCTGGGTTAGCATACTGGTGGCCGCCGCCATCGGCTCCCCTAAAACGGCATCGCGTCTTCGAGCACCCGGACTTTCGGCTCGGGCGCCACGCTCGCCTGCGCCATCTGCGCCGTCGCCTGTGGCGTCATCCGCGAGATGGGAGCCGATGCGCGCGGCGCGGGAACGGTGCGCGGCCCCAGCACGTCAGGCCGCTCGACCCAGGCGATGATCTCGAACACCGGCTGATAGTTCGTCGCCTGTCCGGATTTGATCGCGTCCGTCCGGATCATCTTCACGACCGGGATCTTGCCCATCGCCGCCTCCGGCGCCGCCTCGTAAGCCGAGTGCAGTTCATTCAATCCGTTGATCAGGGCGGCGGATTGTCCGGCCAGTTCGCGCACGCCGCCGATGGCGTTACCGGCCACGGGCACACGGAAGCCCTGGCGGTAGTTCAGCGGTTTGCCGGCGATATCGTTGCCGGGGGACGGCGGGCGTTCCGGAATCGGCTTGCCGTAAGGCGCGAGTGCCCAGAGCGGGGCCGCGCCCTTGACGAAGAAAACCCATCCCACATCCAGTTTGCCGAAATCCACGGCGAACGGTGGTTGCGCCATCGTCACGTCGGTTTCTTTCGCTTCCCATTCGCCCGAGACGTTTTGAGTGCGGTCGCGGAGCGACAGCCGCCCGGAGACGGCGTTATAAGAAATGATAGGCACGAACTCGCCGGAGTTGGAGGCGGGGGGTTGCATGAATGCCACGTTGAAGTTCCTTTTCGGTAGGTCGTCAGTCGTTAAGCGGCCACTCGGAGCGGGCCGCGTGCTCTATCGAACGAATGCCTTCGCATCGTTCCATATTCTGATTCCGGGTATGTCGCGGACGCCGGATTTGATCGCGGCTTTGACCACGCTGTCGTTGAGTTGCAGGTAGGCGGCGGGGACTTTGGTGATGTCCACCAGTTCGGCCACCCAGTTATCCTTGAGCGCCGTCAGTGCCCCACCGACGCCGCGCGTGCGGGTCAGTTCGAGGGCCTTCGCGTTCGCCAGTTCGTCGGCGCGTTGAGCTGCTTCCAGGGCATCGACGGCGGTTTCCGCTGTGATCACGCCATCAACTCGCAGCGCCTCGGCGGCGAGACGTTCGGCTTCCGCCTGTAGCCGCGCTGCCTCCGCTTCCGCCGCCGCCCGTGCCTCCGCTTCCTTCGTCCGTAGATATGCGGTCACGCGCGTCTCGACCTCACGCACCGCCGAGGCGACGCGATCGGCCAGCTTCTTCGCTTCGCCGTCGATCATCCTCTGGGCATGAAGCACCGGCTTTTTAATGCGTGTCCGCGTTTCATCGAGCGCGTTGGCGGCCTGTTTCAGTGCGTGCGCGAAATCGGCGGCGTGGCCGCAGGTAAAATCGTCGTGTATTCCATTCACGGTTACGTCGGTGAACGTGACGAACCGCTTTAGTAACAAGTCGATGGCGGTGGCGTTATCCGAGTAATTCCACTCAATCCACCACGCCAACGATGAGGGATCGAGCGCCGCCGTCAGATCGATCATCGGCACGTTAGATCGTGTCATGTCATCCATGTTCGATTTCTCCCTTCAAAACGGTGCGGCGCGGGCGCGGTCGCGCATCAGATCGCGCCACTCGGCCTCGGTGATGATCTCCCCGGATGTCCAGACGCGTTCCACGTCGGTCGGCACGCCCTCGATTTCGCCCGCCAGTTGGCCGAGCCGCTGGTAGATGCGGGCGGGTAGCCACGGGCCGTGGGGCGTGGTGCGAAGCCGCGTGAAGCACGGCTCCGGCGCGTCGATCGCGCGGGGTTGTTGGCGGCGGTTCATGCGGGTTGTCCTTGTTGACTGTGTAACTTCAACATGTGTATATTAACCATCTTGAATGTCAACACGGAAATGGCCAGAATCCCATGAATGAGGCGAAAAATGAGAGAGACACGAACCGAATCGGCACCGGAGATCCCGTGGGAACCCCTGGAAAAGCGGCTGCAACTGGTCGTGTCCGAGGGTTTTCTGAAGCGCCTGAACGAGTGGCGGTCGAAGAAGCCGGACCTACCGAACCAATCGAAGGCGATCCGCGAGAAGATGGAACAGATATTCCGCGAGGAGCGGTAGGCCCTCGCTACGTTTACGTAATGGCGTCGGATGCTGACATTCTGAAGGTCGGTTTCGCGGAAGATCCATACGAACGCCTGAGAAGCGTGGCGCTCAAATGGAAATCCATTCATCGCGTAGCATGCGGATGGGGTATGCCTCGATACGATGCCATGAGACTTGAACGTCTGGCTCATAAGGCACTTTCCCAATATGCGATCGGGAACGAAATATTCCGGGTATCTACTGATATAGCTATTTCCACAATCAACAGGCTGATTGTTGAACAGGCCATACTGTCGATTCCATTGCCCCCACGGGAAGTCCGTAAGAGAGCAGCAAGGCAAGACAAAAAGACGTTTTCTTTGCGGTTGCCCGAGGATTTGCGGATCGAATCGGAGCGTCTGGCTAAGGAGGAAAGCCGCACGCTGACCTCTCTGATCACGTATCTGTTGACCCGTGAGGTCTCGGTTCGGCGTCCCGCGAAGCAGCAGTCCCGCGAGCCCGTCACCGCCGGGTCCCGGTAGAGAGTATCTGGGGGTGGGTTCCCGAGGGCCTGGGCCAGCCCGATCGTCTGGACTGGCCCTTGGCCTACCTGCGGACTATGCTGATCGCGATCTTGACTGAGACCGTGATCCACACAACTATCCGTGGCAGGAGTTTCAGATGCTTCATCATCTGATCGCTCCCTCTGAGAGCCAGCCCAGCCAATCTGGGCTGGTATCTCCCTTCTACCCACTCTCCCGAACAATTCCAGAGACACACTCACGGCCGCCACAATCCGAGACGATGGGCGGCGGCCACGGAGACGCCATCGCTCTTTGGCTTGCGGAACACGGTGCGCTTGCGCTTCGCGGGCAGCCGCGCGTCCTGCTCCGCGATGCGTTGGTGGATCTGGGTGAAACTCGCCCGCAGCGGAATGCCCACGTCGCGGCACGCCTGTTCGACGTCCTCGGGGCATCTGGCGAGCGCCCAGCAATGACCGTTCGCCATGACCTGATCGCGGAACAGCTTCTGATGTTCGGACAGTTGCGTGCCGGCCTTGATTTCGAGCCAGAGCGTCGCACCTAGATACGCTATCAAAACATCAGCAATTCCCGGCTTCACGCCTCGGGCTTTGCGTAATTGCCCCGCCTGCGCTGAGCCAGCGGAGCCGATGTCAATCGCCGTCCAGTAGGCATCGGGCGGCAGGGCTTTACTTAAGTACGTAGCTATAGCGCGTTGAAGCTGCCATTCGCGCTGGACGTTGGGAGTGCGTGCGGCGCTCATGCCGCCCTCGCCTGTCGATACGTGTGCCAGACGACCGCGCGACATTCGGCGCACCAACTGCTGCCCAGCGGGGTTTGCTTCGAGCAGTATTCATGGCTGGGCGTCGCCCCGTTGGCCCA